AATATCACATTTGTTATTTATCTCGTCTAGACATAAAATTAACATTATTATGGGGACAAATTAATTACGATGTAAATGCTGAATTAAATAAAAAAACAAGCGATACACAGAATAAATATAAGCAAATGCAACATGATGTTATGATAAATAATGGTTTAAGTGTTAAATCTATAAAGGAATTAGACAATATTTTCTCTCACATTGGAGAGATTGAAGAGAGAAAATCATTAAATGAAGACCCTTCTGAAATAATAACCACTCCATTTTTACAAACTATGAAATCACCTCCTGATAATGAAATTAATAATAGTGAGCATCCAACTACTAATGAAACATTAAATGAAAATTCTAACAATGCCACTCACTCTCAAATAATTGAAGATTTATTTAATCAACCTGATGATAACGATGATGAATATGATAATATTCTTGATGAAATCGAACAAACTCTTCAACACACACGACCTGTAAACAATGCAATAAACAATCAAAACTATTATTTAATAGAAGAAACTCATATAGACGACCTTAATAAGGATGAACCACAGAGAGAAATAGATCAAGTTAAGCAAGAACCAATCAGCGATGATACAAATAAAGAACAACCAATCATAAACGACGAAACTACAGTTGACACAAATCTCTCAATTCACAGTAACCATCCAGTTTCTAATCATGAAAATAAACTTGAACAGATTGAAGAACAAGTTATTCATTATAGCTCTATTGCAGTCAATAAGGCAGTTGATTTATTAGATAATGAAAAACTCAAAAAAAAACTCAAGAAAGCAAGACATAAATTAAATGTTAAAAATAAAAAAAATAATGAATAATATGATTAATAAATCATTTGATAACCTTATTTAAATAGAATTTAATAATATTTATTTAAATGAGCGACTTAGTTGTTTCACATTCGAATAAAGCAGGATTTTTTTCATGTTGTTCAATTAGATTATTCAATATTGTGAAATGCATCCATGAAAAAGGATCATTGCCACATACAATCGATACTACTGATATGTTCCATAAGGCTAAAACAATTAATGATGAAAGTGATATTACATATGAATTCTTTAAACATTATAGCACAATAAATATTGGATCAAATTCAGTTCCAGAATTTAAATCAAATTATCAATTTAGCAAAGACATAGATTATAAAACATTATGTGCACTAGTCAATAAATATTTTTCTCCTTCAAAGCAAATTCAATCTTTAGTTGAATATCTTGAAAATAGATATAATATTACAGATTATAACAATATTTGTGCATTGTTCTATCGAGGAAACGATAAAATAACTGAAACACCTTTGTGCGATTATAATCAAATGATTGAAAAAGCGAATATTTTATTGAAACAAAATCCTAATGTTCAATTTTTTATTCAAAGTGATGAAACCGAATTTATTGAAACTATGAAAAACGCATTTCCAACTAATTCATTTTATATGAAAGAAGAAATAAAACATGTTAATAAAAATGATGCTATTGTAGTTGATGACATTAATCAATCCCTCACTCCTTTATTTACTCGTTTCTATCTAGCAATTACAATTATAATGTCGAAATGTAATTATGTTGTATGTACATCCGGAAATTGTTCATTATGGATCATGTTATATAGAAAAAATGCAAACAATGTTCATCAATTTTTAGACAACGAATGGTTATAGATTTTGTAGACCCTTTAAGTTTTCACATTGTCATTCGTTTCTTTATATTCTTTGTTATATATTTAATAAAATTGAACTAAATATATAATCATATATGAATTTAAAGATTATCAGGAACAACTTCCAACAAAATGGAACGCCGTGTTAGCAAGAAATGCGAATTATACATGCAGCAATTCAAAACAGACATTAAAGCATATATGGATAAAGGAAAAATTACAACCGATAAAGATTATAGTGTATTTCTTCAATATTTATATGATTACCCAGCAATGCAATTTGACAAAGATGATTTTCAAAAACGCAAACGCGTTAAAAATATGGTGCCTCAATTTGACCGTTGTAATGCAAAGAGGGCTAGTGGAGAACAATGCACGAGACGCAAACAATCAGGCAATGAATATTGTGGAACACACATTAAAGGAACGCCACATGGAGAGATTGACATTTCCGAAACAACTCAAAAATCTGTATCAAAAATTGAGGTGTTTGTTCAAGAAATAAAGGGAATTAATTATTATATCGATAAGAATGGAAATGTTTATAAAACTGAAGACATTATTAGTAATTCAAAAAATCCTGTAATTATTGCAAAATATATTAAGACTTCAACTGGGGAATACAAAATTCCAGAACTTGGAATGAATTAAAGTATAAAATATTAGATATGAAAATGCAATATAACAAATAAAAATATACAATTATTTTTATTTAGTGTGACAATAATTGAAATACTTTTATCGAGAAATTATTATTTTAATGCTGAAAATACAAAATACACCATGCCCACGAGAAAGCTAACACCTAACGTCATAACTACAGAAGTTGTCCAATTTTTAGTGCATTTTAATGATGAACATCTAAATGTAGGGGAAGTTGTGACATTAATAATTACGTTATTTTCATTTATTGCGTCTGTTTCATCTTTAATTATTAAATTATTCATTGATTGATTTTTTCTTAAATTATTATTTTTATTTATGGCTTTTGGTGTTGAATAATTTATGTATATGTCTGTATATGTTTGATCTTGGTCATAAGTGTCGTCTATTGGAGGGCTCACGTGAATGCTGCGAAGATATTTTGAGAGAATTAGTTTCCATTGCCTAGGATTATCATAATTTGGGTCAACTTGTTGGATAATTTGAATAGATGTTGTTCTGCAACGCATTGAACAATAAGTTGAGTCAAAACTTTTATATAAGTAACTATTTCTTTGAATTGGTTGATTGCAAGTTTCACATATTAATATTGTTTGGTTCATTGTAGAGAGAAATGTTGTTAAATGATTGTGATAAACATTAGTATTTAAATTATTCAATTTATTGTTTATTGTATAATTTATTGTTTTGAAATGTCGTTATGATTTTTAGTTGCGGAATTTGTTTCAATTAAAAATCTTTTATTTTATTTAATGACACATGAACCAACAGAACTAAAACATTATATTCATAAACTTATTGAAAATTTAAACAAAAATGACATTCCGAAAAAAATAGATTTAATATTAGACGGAGGTTCATTTAATGGAGCATATCAATTGGGTGCTCTAATGTACCTTAAAGAATTGGAAAAAACAAAATCAATGCCTTTTAAAATTAAGCGCATTTCAGGAACAAGCATTGGGGCAGTATTAGGTTTTTTATACTTATTCGATTTATTAGACCTCGCCCCTGAAATTTATTTGCGTCTTCTTTCTAATTTTAGAAATCAATTTCAGTTAAATGTATTGAAAAATATATTGGATGAGATTGAAACGAAATATTTAAAGGAAGACGATTATAAACGATTAAATAATAAGTTTTATATAACTTATTACAACAATAACTCAAAATCTCAGATTATTTGCAGTAAATATAATAGTAATAGTGAATTAATTGAAATATTAAAAAAAACGACACATATTCCTTTTTTTGTTGATGGAAAACAAACTTATAATGATTGCGTAGACGGAATGTTTCCTTATATTTTTAAAAAAAGAAAAAAAGAAATGTTGTATATAAATTTAAAAAAAATAAAATATGTAACGCATGCATTTTCAGTAAAAAACGAAGACAACGTATATAGTCGTTTATTTGAAGGAATTGTAGATATTAATCATTTTTTTACAAAAAATAAAAGAACAATCTTATGTAGTTATGTTAATGATTGGAGCGTATTAGATTTTATAATATTTCGTGCAAGTGAACTTGCGTGGGTGATTGTATTAAGTATCATTGATTTTGTAATTTCTTTAAAACACAAATTACCTGATTGTGTAGTTAATTCTAACTGTATTTTGGGTGGTAGCAATGTAATATATAAATTATATGGAGATATTGTGTCTCATTTATTAGGTTAACTTGATTTATGTTGTTTGTTGCACATTAAATGACACTGAAATTTTGTCTTAAAAATTAATGAAAAAATATATTATTAATTTTTACTGAAAAATATATGTTTTTATATAAAATTGAATTAAATTTGAATTTACATAAACAAATAGTTATTGAAGCATGGAACAATCAAATAACATTGAAGATGCAGTAAAATATAACGTTACGTTCACTCACTTTATTGAATATTTCAGTTTTGGAAATATACCAAAAGACATAATGATAGACACATATAAGGATGGCAGAGCATTTTCACATTTTATAGAACCATGGTTAGCAATTAATTATCCATTAATACACATTACTGGATGTAAACAATATGATCATATTAATATTAATAATCATAGCATTAAATATGACCAAAAAACATTTACAAAAAGAGGATGCAAATTTATGCCATCAAATATGATTGGTGAAGGAAGAACATTCAATAAAGAAAAATTTGAAGAAAAAGCTAAAGAACTAATATATATTATTATAAGTAATGTAAATTTTCCAGAAATAAAAATTAAATTTATAAGGGGAATAGATTTAATTGTTGATTATCCAAATGGAATTATCCCATTAAAGGATTTTAATAAATTCTTTAATTAATTCTTGTTTTGAAATAGAATTAGGTCCAACTGTATTATTAAAATTATATTTTATTTTTGATAATGCATTTACATTATCTAATAACGATTTATTATTATTAAATTTTATAAAATAATGAGATTGAATACTTTTATCATTGATATTTACAACATCTATAGTTCCAGCATTGACACCAACACGACGAAATGAAATATCTGGGTTCTGTGTTTTTTCAACAAACACAAAACCAAGTGGTTTTAATTTTTTAGGAATTTCTCTATTATGCATTTTTTTCTTCCATATTTGAAACACACATGGAACATCATGCTCTATGCCATTTACTAGAAATGATTTTTCTGGCAAATCCATTTCAAATACAAGATGAAACGTTAAAGGAAACTTTGATTTTAAACTATCCTTTTTAAAACTTTTTGGTAATATAAATGAAATACTATTGCAAAACTCATAAGATTTTTTAATGAATTGAATAGCTAATGATGATTGACGACCAAATGGAGGGTTTCCAATTATGTGTATATTTTCATATTTTTGTTGAATAGTTGTGTAATCATAATCTAAATAATTTTGTGCAATAATCTCTTCATTTGCCGGTTCTAAATCATAAAATTTGTAATTATGAGATAATGTTTTGATGCCTGCAATAAATGAACCATTTCCTGCACTTGGTTCAATAATTAAATCATTCACTCCAATGCATAAATGTGTTTTTATAGCATTTATACACATATTAACAACGCAATCTTTTGTATAATATTTATCAATTATGTTGCGTTTTAAGCCTTTTGATTGTTTATTTTCCATTTGTCTTTTAATGTATTAATTATGTTAATAATTAACATTTTAATTCAATTTTTTATAATATTAGGAGTTTGGTTTATTTGTTGTTTCGTAGTATTTGTAGTTTTTTGTTTATAAAATTGAAATACTTTTTGTGTGTGTTGTTGTGTGTCATTAAATCCTAAATAATGTCTACTATCGAATTAGTTTCTTCTTCCGCGTCTGTG